TTTGTAAAGGAATATCCGGAAATAGATGAAATTATCCTAGAAAGCAATCTGTTCAAGGACCTTTTAAAATCGGAACTTATTAAAAAGCTTTGCGAAAACAACTGCTACCGGACGGTCACGCACAGGCACGCGAGCGAGAATAAGCACATCCGCATAATGAAAATGGAGCCGGACATAAATGGGCAAAAGGTGTTTTTTAACGAAATTAACGCGAATTTCAATGAGCAGGTAAAGGGATACCATCAAAAGGCAGATCATGACGACGCGCCCGACGGGTTGCAGATATTAATTTCGGCACTGAAAACCCCAAGTTATTTTATGGCATAGGCAGGTGAGAAGATGAAATTATCGGACAGGGTGAGCCTGATAAAAGCAGGCATTACGGGCAAACAAAACCAGTCGTTATTGACAATGGCGCAGAGATTTTCACCCGTCTATGGAGAGCCACCGCGCCGCTCAACGGACGATTGGATTAACCTGTACAACAAATCCCCGCGCATGAATCCTGTGCATCAGATAGCGTCAGACGTAGCGACGTCGGCTTATGGCATATACGACAAAAGGGACGTCAAAAAGACCGACAAATTAAAAGACAATCCGATAGAGGCGCTACTTAAAAAACCAACGCCGAATTTGACCCTAACAGAACATGCTTTACTTTATATCACGCAGGTTTATTTGCTTCTTCCTTCTGGTGAAGCGTTCTGGATTAAAGAACGCAATGGGCTTAACAAGGTTACTGAATTGTGGCCCGTGCCGCCCGGTTGGGTAAACGAAATACCAAGCAAAACAAAAGATTATTTTACCATATATCCGCAGGGCAACATGCAATGCCAGCCCATTTTAGTACCCATGTTTGACATGGTTTACTTTAAAAAACCCGACGTGACCAACCCATATCTAAGGGGCAGAGGCAGGGCAGAGGGCATAGGCGACGAGATCGAAACAGACGAATACATGGCAAAGTATCAAAAGCGGTTTTTCTTTAACGACGCCGTGCCGCAGATGGTTGGAATGATGCCGGGGGCGGATGAAGCAGGCGTTAAAAGGCAAAAAGAATTGTGGCAACAGGAGCACGGAGGGTATAACAACAGCAATAAAGTTGCGTGGTTAAATTGGGATGCTAAATTTCAGCTCCTTAAAGAAACTAACAAGGACATGGACTTCATTGAAAGCCGCAAATATTTGCGAGACACGGCGAATCAGCATTTTTCCATCCCACCGGAGCTATTCGGCATCCTTGAAAATTCCAACAGATCTACAATTGACGCAGCCTATTACCTATATACAAAAAATGTTCTTCGCAAAGAACTTAAATTCATTGACGATACGCTAAACATGCAACTTGTGCCGGAGTTTGATAAAGATACCTTTCTGGAACACGACAATGTTGTACCGGAGGATGCGGCGTTCGAATTGAGCAAAGCAACCGAGGGCCTTAAAAACGGCGGCGTGTTGGTTGATGAATGGCGGCAGGCAAATGGTTGGGAGCCGCTGCCAAAGGGTAAGGGACAAGTGCTTTACACGCCGCTCAACATGATACCGACAAATCTCGGCGAATCAGACGCGGAAACGGCTAATGGCACGGTTGATTTACAGGGTGCCGACAAAATTGCAGATACCGCGATGAATGGCGCTCAGATAGCAAGCCTTGTCGCAATAGTGGCCTCGGTTGCAAACGGAGAAATCCCACGCGAGACAGGCATACAGATCATCATGAGCGCCTTTGTATTCGACAGAGAAAAGGCGGAAAGAATTTTGGATAAGGCGGGGATTGACTTTGAGCCAACCGCACCGCCGGAGAAACCCCCCGATGCACCCGCAGCGCCCGCAGCGCCCGTTGAGCCGCCAAAATCAGCAAAAAAGGGTCTTTCTGCTGAGCAAAAAAACAGGTCTTGGGAAATCATTGACAAAGCGGCCGTAAAAAACGAGCAGCATTTTGTAGACAACCTAAAACGATATTTCCAGAGCCAGCAGGACAGGATTGTTAATTCACTGGCCAAAAGCGTTAAGGCCATAACCGATGATCCGGACGAATTGCTTGATTGGACAGAAGAAAACGGCAAGCTTAAAACAACATTAAAACCGCTGTGGCTATCTTCGATGAAAGAGGGTGCTACAGCCGCCAATGAAGCGTTTGGTTTTGATATCGGCTTTGATGTGCTAAACCCTAAATTCCTTGACTGGATTGATAGCAACGGCGCTGAAAGAGTAACGGGCATCAACACAACCACTCAAACCAAATTGCAGAAAACGTTGTCAGAGGGCATAGCGGACGGCGAGGGCATACCTAAGCTGAAAAACCGCGTGCTTGACGTAATGAACGAAGCAAAAACAAGCAGGGCAATGCTGATATCCAAAACTGAAACGCACAACACCGTATCGACCGGAACGCACGAAACATACAAAGCAGCGGGAGTTAAAAAACAAGAATGGCTGACATCGATGGACGGCAGAGAACGGGAAAGCCATGCTGAATTAAACGGTGAGGTTGTCGGCGTTGACGAAAGCTTTAGTAACGGGCTTGCTTATCCGGGCGATCCGAGCGGTGCGCCGGAAGAAGTTTGCAACTGCCGTTGCACCCTACTTCCCGTCATTGAATAGGAGGACATATGAGCAAAATTGACGAACTTAAATTAAAATCAAGCCAATGTGATGCCCTCGCAATAGTAGCTGAATTTAGAAATGCCTTGCAGAAACATTTTCAAGTAGTTGAATTTAACGCAAGAAAGCTTATCAATGAAAGGTGGGGCGATAAATCATGAACGGGTTTAACGAAGCACGAAAGGGCGACATTTATACAGCAATAACGGCAGATACAACGGCAAATAGTACGGAATATAACATAACTGGATATAATGCAGCTTTATTGTCAGCCAAATTTACAAGTGCGGCTACGTGGAGATTGGACATAAAAGGCCGTATGGACACTGCCGGGACAACTATGGATATTTACGACAATAACGACAACCAGCTTACCACAGGAAATATAACGGCAAATCGGACAAAACTATTTGTTGCGCTGCCAAATTACATAACAATCTATGCGTCGTTAGTTGACGGAACGGCAACGCTTACGGCGCGTATGCAGCCAATCAATATTTAGGTGGTGCGGTATGGGATTATTGTTATTAAGCGCGCCCCCTATTATCCCGCCTTCCCTGCGCCCTTCCTGTTATGCATGGTATGACGCGCGAAAAACAAACCTTGCCGACGCTACAAAGTGGACGGACTACAGCGGTCACGGCAGGGATATGACGCTTTATAATTTTGCAGGGACACCGGCTGACGGGTGGGTAAGCGGAAGACCGTCGCACTTGCAGACAGACGGTGTGGACAGCTACGGGCTGTACAATCCGGGGGCGACGATCAACGCGGCGAACACAAGCTGTTCACTTATTGTGGCAGTGCGCCCCGCAGGGCAAACCGAGGATTATTATGTGATGGGCAGCAACGGAACCGACGGTGCAATACTGCTGTACACATATGGCGGAACCCTAAACCCCTATATATACGATTCATTAAGCGGTGACGCTTTTGTTTCTCTGCTTCAATGGACGGCGGGCACGTGGTACATAATCGCACTATCCTACGACCAGACAACGAAAAAAATGTCGGTTTATATCAACGGGGTATACGCGGGCATATCGGGCGCTTTGACAAACGGCCTAATGCTGATAAATCGCGCATATATCGCGAATAACGCGGGAACCGAGTATTGTCCCGAAAGCCTCGGATTTCTCGGCCTGTTTCCTGGAAAGGTTCTCTCCGAAGCGGATCAAAAGCAAATTTACAATAACAACTGCAAATATTTCGGCTTATCAAAAGTAGCATAAGGAAGGTGATAATTTGACAATTTTTAAATCAATGCCAATGGAGATAAAAGCAAACGGCATCGGAAATTTAGTATTTAAAATCAGCACAAAATCAACGGATAGAGACGAAGATGTCATGGAGCCGATGGGTTGCGACCTGACAAATTATCGCAACAATCCGGTGGTTTTGTTTGCACACGATTATTCCAGTCTGCCGGTTGGAAAGTCTTTGCGTGAATCAATTTACCCGGAATACATAGAATCTGAGGTTGAATTTGCGCCGACCGGCTTTGCGCAGGATTGCCGAAAGCTTTGTGAGGGTGGTTTTCTTAAGGCCGCAAGCGTAGGATTTAACGGAGTTGAATTTGACCAAATACCAGAAAGCAGATGGGGAAAACATTATACAAAGTGGGAATTGCTCGAATGGAGTATTGTCCCGGTTCCGGCAAATCCGACTTGCTTAATTCAAACCGCAAAGGCAAAAGGATTAAACCTTGATGCCATGGAAAAAGAACTACATGAAATTGAATCAAAAGAACCCGGCTGGCGGGAAACCGGAGAAAGTTTTAGATATAGGGTGCGCGACCCTTGGAAGTTTGAGCAAGACAGTTTCAGAACAATACCAATCCAAAAAGAAAAACCGAAAGTAAATGCAGTTGTGGGCATACTGAAAGACGGCGGCGACGCGATGAAAATACATACCATTATATTCCCCAAGGAAGAAGGGTGGGAAATGGAGTCAGCTCAAGCGTGGCTGGGAAATCATGATGATTTGACAAAAGAAATTTTCGACATAACCACTAAATCCGTTGTCCCATATAAAAAATATCCGCTTGCCGACGAATCTGAAACATGGGACGGCCCCGCCGAAATCGCCGCTGCATCCGTTGACGACTTAAAAATTATGTGTACATGGTATGATTCTGAAAACGCAGACGCAAAGCAAGCGTACAAGTTGCCACACCACAAACAAGATGGGTACGCAACGGTATGGCGGGCGGTTGCGGCCGCCATGGGTGCCCTGCTTGGTGCGCGCGGAGGCGTTTCGATACCGGACGCAGAGCGAAAAGGCGTATATAATCATCTTGCTAAGCATTATAAGGATTTCGACAAGGAACCGCCCGAATTTAAAGAATACACGGCCGATGAGCTTAAAAGCGCATTCCCAACGTTTGAATTAGATGAATGCAAAGAATGGTTGCGGATAAACGGCGAAAGCGAATCAAAGGCAATAACTTATGATTTGCTTAAAGCGCTTGATAAAAAATCCATGAAAGATTACACGGAATGGAAATCAGGCGCGACAATATCAGCAAAAAACCGTACAATGCTTAATGAAATATGCGAAAACATGAAGGACTGCGGAGACAGATTGAGAAAGTTTATTGATGATACATCCGGCATGATGGAGGATGAAACGGAATCGCCTCCCAAACGGGAAAGCACAGAATTAATCGAAATAAAAGAGGCACTTGCGGAGATTAAATCCCAAGTGCTTTCTTTATGCGAAAAATCAGCAGTTAAGGATGCCGACAAGATCGAATTCGATCTTGCTGCCATAGAGTTCGTGAAATCGTCAAAGCCGCTTGACGAACTGGATATCACGCCAGACGAACTTAGAAAAATGATAGACGACAAACTCAACATTTATTTTAAGGGGGAAAATTAGCATGACACTCGAAGAAATGAAAAGCGTTATGGACGAAAAAATAGATCCTATTCTCGCCAAACAGAAAGAATTTGAGGATAAGCAGAAAGCTTACGAGGAAACGCAGCGCAAATACGCGGACATTTTTGATCAGAAACCCAAGACTGAGGAAAAGAAAGAGCCGGGTTTCACCTTTACCCGCGCTATCAAATGCCTGACGCTCGCCAAAAACGACCCGGACAAGGCCCTGTTTTATGCAGGCGGCAAGGAAGCTAATTCCGCGACGGGCATGTATCCGAACGACAACGAGGTTAAGGCGCTGCTTAAGGCGTTGTCCGCCACGACACCGAGCGAGGGCGGTTTCCTGATTGCCGAGCAGTATTCACGGGATATCATTCCCCTCCTGCGCTCTAAAATCGCGGTTATGCAGCTTGGGGTGCGGCGCGTGCCGATGCCCAAAGGCAACATGAATATCCCGAAACTGACGGGCGGGGCCACATCGTACTATGTCGGTGAAAACCAGAACGCCACAAAATCGCAGGAAACGTTCGGCAACATCAAGCTGTCCAGCAAAAAGCTGGTTACGCTTGTGCCCGTGTCGAATGACCTTATCCGGGATGCATCCCCGGAAGCGGATGCGCTCGTGCGCGACGATATGATTCAGGAAATGGCCCTCAAAGTGGATTACACCGCTCTGTATGGGCTGGGTACTGAATTCAGCCCGAAGGGTGTCAAAAAGTCCGTTGCCACCGCGAACGTGTCTTTGAGCACCGCCGCCATTACCGCAGACCTGCCCGGAACGATCATCAGCCAGCTCATGACCGACAACATCCCGATGATAAGCTGCGGATGGGTGTTCAACAGCAAGACATGGGGAGAGTTTTATAACCTCAAAACCACGACCAACCAGTACATCTACCGTGACGAAATGAACCGCGGCACGCTGAACGGCTTCCCGTTCAAACTCAGCAACCAGATCACGACCGCGAACAGCACCGCAGGC